TTTGAAAGCAGAATGTGCAATTGGCATTAATTGTCATGGACCTGAATGGGAAGCATTGCATCAACATGTCTTGAAACATGGTAAGGATAGAATTATTGGTGGAGATTATGGTAAATATGACCAAAAGATACCCTCCCAATTACTTTTCGCTTCCTTGCGTATATTGATTGATTTTGCCCGAGAATGTGATTACACTGAAGAAGATATTACCATCATGGAAGCCATGACGGGAGACTTAGTTTTTGCTATTGTCGCCTTTAATGGAGATTTGATTGGCTTTATTAGTGGAACACACATTAGTGGTAATTCACTCACAGCAATGCTCAATGGTATTTGTGGAAGTTTGAATATGCGTTGTTATTTTTACGCAAATAATCCTTTCACGAATGAGCAAGATAAAATGTCTTTTCGTGAATTTGTTGCGCTTATTACCTATGGTGATGATAACCTAGGTACTTTGAGCAAAGCAATTGACAATTTCACCATCAAAGGATTTTCGGAATTTTTAGCAGGATACGGGCAAATTTATACCATGCCTGATAAAGAGAGTGAACTTTTAGACTTTCTTCCTTTTGAAGATTTCGAATTTCTCAAGCGAAAAACCAACTACATTCCTGAAATAGGAGTACATGTTGGTGCTTTGGTGGATAAATCATGCGAAAAGATGCTCCATTGTTTTATGCGAAATAAGAGTTCGCCTTTGACGGAGGAGCATGCTTGTGCAATCAATGTTGACACTGCGTTACGCGAATGGTTCAACCATGGACGCGTAGAATATGAAAAACGCAGAATTCAGTTGACTGAAGTTGCCAAGCGAGCAAACATTTCACATTTGTGCACTGAACTCGAAAGAGATTTTGATGAAAGGGTGCAGATCTGGAATGAAAACTATGGGCCATCGTAAACCCTTTAAAACAGCGAGTCCAGTTTGAACCTGGATGTTGGAACAAATCAAAATTCGAATGTATATATGGATACCAGTAGATTGCATGTTTAGTAGATGTTTTTATGTTTTATATTAGGCTTTGTACATTTTGACGTCGATTCCTTTTTAGGAATGGT